GCTTGCGGCGTTGCTTGCCTTGTTTCTTTTTACCCATTTTGCGTATAATCGCTCCCGAGTCGGTAACGATAAAACGCCATTGCAACATTTTTACGCCCTGGCGGAGAGGATAGAGAGTAGTTTTGCCGTTGAGCTCAAGCCCGATAGCGTTTACTTGCTTTTCTATCTCCACGCGGCAATGCTGCAAAAATTCCTTGTCCTCGTGGATTAGTATAAAATCGTCCATATATCGTATATAGTGCTTGACTCGGAGCCGCTCTTTTATAAAGTGGTCGAGGTCGTCCAGGACGGCAAGAGCTACAAGCTGCGATACCTGGGAGCCGAGCCCTATACCAACATCACCGCCGAAAGAGTCTACAATGTCGCAGGCGTGCGCCGCTATTTGAGCGTCTTTAACCCGCTTACATATTGCAGCCTTTGCTATGTCGTGGCGTATGCTCGGGAAATAGTGGTGTATATCACACTTGAGCACCCACCCGTCGCAGCCGTGAGCTTTATAATAACGGCGTAAATGCGCCGTGATACGGTTTAGGGTATAATCGACTCCACGCCCGCGCAGGCAGGCGCAATTATCAGTTATAAACGATTTCGTTATCTGCTCATAAAGTCCGTTATCACATAGCGAGCGTTGAAATTGTCGGTCTTTTAACCTGGTCGCCACAATGTCGCGGCGTTTCGGCTCGTATATGGTAAAGTGTTGGTACCTATCTATTTTGTATTTGCCGCTCAAGAGGCTTTCTCGTAAGCGGTAAGTATTCTTTAGGGCGTTGCCCTCATAGCCTACGGTACTATCTTTCCAACGGATATTACGGCAGCTTTGTTTTAACCCCTTGTAGAGGTTGTCAAAAGATATTACTTGTTCGTATGACATAATAAAGTAGGCGGACGCATATAAAAGGACTACCCCGTAAGGTACCTTTGTCGCCCGCAATATTCCCTCCTTTCGGAGGTAGGACGGTCGCTCCTTGTGTGAGCTGCGCTGCTTTGGTCTATTGACTACTTGATACGGGCTATTCTCACAATCGGGGGCGACTCCGTTACCGTTAATCGCGTTGTTGTTGTTCAACGCTCCCGAGGTGTTCACATTGCGCTCGTTGTTCGCGTTCCCAGGGTTAGGGGAACGGAGCCAACAGTTACGCGCCGAGCCGAAAATATAGCAACCGCCCTACATATCTTTGTATTTTTCTTTGTCGGACTTTATCCAGGCTTTTAATAGGTCGTCTGTCTTGAGTATTAACCCCGTCCAAAACTCCGCTTTATCACCCGAAATATAGCCCGCGTCGTATGCGTCGTCGATAAGGTCTAATAGAGCGTCGAGGTGTGCGTGCGCCTTTACTTGCTCCATACGGCGGTAGCTGTGCTCCTCGGCGTTGGTTACATATACCGAGTTAGCGTGCCGTATGCAAATACACGCCTCGCGTACCTCTGTAGCAATCGGCGAGGCATAAAGCCAACGGGTACTTTTTGGAAAGTGTTTCTCGTTTTTGAGTGCTGCTAATGAATACTTTTTAAGCTCTCGAGCTTTATTAAGCACTTGCAGCTTGCCCTCGCCTCTGTCGCCTTTTCTAACGCTCATATTAAAACCTCCTTTTTACCGCCTCTACCGAGGCGGATTTTAGATTATGCGATTATACAAGCGGGGGCGACTCCGTCACCGGAAATCGCGTAGTGGAAGCTCAACGCTCCCGAGGTGTACACAAGGCGCTCGTAGTTCGCGTACCCAGGGTAAGGGGAACGGAGCCAACAGTAACGCGCCGAGCCCGCCGCGTCATATTTGATACGCTCAATATCGGTTAAGCCCTCGTAATACTCCAACAGCTCGCCGTCTTTAATGGAGGAGCTGTCCCAAGAGCCGTATATTTCGGGACGAGAGAGCATAAAAAACATATCGTTTAAGGTGTATACCGTGTTTACGGTATACTCGGTACCGTCGAGGCTGTTTACCTCAAATACGGAGTTAGTGCGGCAAGGAATAGCCGCAGGCTGTACCGCTGCCAAAAAGTCGGCGGGTAAGCCTTTCATAAAGCCCGCTTTAGAGGTAGCCCAGGACGGGGCGCGGTCAAATTTGTTTGTAGGAGTCCACACGGAGCCCGCCGCTGCGTCGCTGTTGAGCCATTGACGAGCCGCGCTCTGTGCGTAGTTGTTGGAGCCCCACATAATGCGTTGAGCGCAATTAAGGTTTTCGCTTGTGGCAGATGTCGCGGCAATGGTGCCGAGGCTTGTACCCTCCGAGCCCTCTGTAACAACAATACCGCTCTCAATAGCAGCAGTAGCCGCCACGGTAGCGTAAGTCGCAATCTTGCAGCCCGTAATTGCGGTAGAGCTCGAGTTAGTACCGAGCACAATTTGCCCGCCTGCGGGTACCGCTTTTGTCAATGTAAATTGATAGGTACCGTTTACCATACTGCCCGTAGCATAATTCCAGGTAAAATTATAAGTGCCTGCGGGGATTTCCTCGGCTGCGTAGTAAAGTGCCTCGTATGCGTCAAATACGAGGGTTAAGTAGGTGCCCGCGCTGTTGCTGTATACATACTTTGCCTCGAGCGTCATACTGTGAGCGAGCTTACCGTTTGCCGCTGCGTGCTTGTCGTGGTCGCGTACAACCCAGGTAATAACCGCTCCCGTAGTAGCGTCCTCGGTTGTAAACTCGTAACCAACGGGAAATAGTTTTGCACCGAGTCCGCGGCGGACGGCGTTTTTAATATCCTCCCAGGTATTAACCGCTGTAAGCGTGTCAATATGTACGGTGGTTACAGTACCCTCTCTGTCGGTTACGCTGATAGTCGCGCCCGTTTCGGTCTGCACCGCTGAAATATTAACCTTTTCCGCGCCCTCGGCTGCGCCGTTGGCGTTGTCTGCTGCCTCGTTTGCAATTTCCGAGGCAATAGTAGCCGCTCTCTCTGCTACGGTATTAACCTCCGCAAGAGCAGCGGTAAGAGCGTTAAACTCGTCGGAGCTTGCGGGTGCGTCTTTATCAAAAGCCGCCCGCTCCACATCAATATAGAAAATTTGCGAGCTCAAGAGAGCCTCGCCCTTATAAAGTCCGATTTCGGCAACCGCCACGCCTGCGGCTGCGAGTGCCTGCGGTGTCAGTTCGACAACGATAACGCCGTTTTCTACGGTTGCGTCATTGAGTACGGTATGCCCGTCAGCTTTGGTAAGCTGCAAGCGGGGCGTTACGCCGTCCTCGATAGCGTAAGCCTGCCCGCAATTAAGCGGGGTAATTTCAAGAAAACGGGTTTTTGTGTCGTTCTGCTTTGCAAATACCGTAATAGGGTGCGTATCTCTGCCAAAATCGAGAGAAAGTTTTTGCCTAATTTCCATAGGTAAGCCTCCTTATACTGTGGTTAATGTAACGCTTTTCCAAGCGTACCAGGTGTTATTGTATCGGGTGCGAACATACACGGCGGAGTTATCGTAGGCGGTGTACCGCTGCATAATATATCCGCTCGGGTTAGCCATAACCTCCAAAAAGCCCGCAATAGCTTTCGGGTAGTGCTTGTCGGTGCTTGCGTTAGCGTTTAACGCCTGGGTGTATATGCCGCCCGCCACGAGGTTATTTAAGTCCTCTGTACCGTCGAGAGCCGCCACGAGTCCGAGCACATTAAAACCGTTCATCATAACCGAGCCGTCAACATCAAGAGCCGCCGCAGGCTCGCGCTTATTTATGCCTACCTTTTTACGGCGGAGCGCAAGTAACGGCGTGCCCTGCGGTACCGTTATTGTAACGGTGTCCGAGGTCAGCTTGTCGGTAACGAGGAATTGCACATAATAGGAGTAGTCAGCGTCCAGGCTTAACCACTCGTCGGACTCAAAATTAAAGCCGCTGTCGTCGTATTCTGTGGAGCTTGTAATATCCTTGTAGCTGTTATACGCGCTGTCGCTTGTTTTGCGGTAGCGGTAATACAGATAGCGCAAGTTGTTTTTGTTTACGCCGCCAATGGTTACGGGCGTAATGTCGCCGCCGATTATTACCTGGGTTGTGTCCTCAACCTCGTTTACGCGGCGCATAGTGTACTCGGTAATATTGATACCCTCATACTCGAGGACGGTAATATTAACCGTTACCGCTGTCGTGTAGCCTCGAGAGTCGATAGCCGTAACGATAACGGGGACGGTGCCTTTATCGGGTAAGGTGCCTACCGTTATTGTGGTAGTGGTACCCGAGGCGGTTTTGGAGCCCGCCACAACAGAATAGCTCGAAATTGTCGCACCGTTCTTTGCTGTGGCTGCCGTCAAAGTCAGCTTTAGCGTTGAGATATTCTGTATTAAAATTTGATTGTTACCCGTAACGCCTACGGCTGTTGTATTGGAGTCCTCAAAGGTAAACGCCGTAAATGTCGGCGCAGAGTTCGCGGAGGTCGTCTGCACCGTCGCCGTTTTCGACGAGGTGGTACCTATTTGCGTTGTGCCGCTATAGGTTGTCAGCGTAAAGGTGCCCGTAAAGCTCTTTAGAGCCGACATAGCCGCAAGCACCGTAGAGCGTTGCGCTGCGGTAAGCGTTATAGTGTTCGAGCCGTTGGATAAACTCAAGCCCGTTATAGTTAAAACGGTTGTAGAGCCGTTTTTAATAACGAGCGTGTGCGTGTAGCTCGTGTTGTATACCGTTACCGACATTGTTATTTTTGCCGTAGCTGCGTCGGCGGTAAAGGTACTCACGGAGGATATAACCGAGCCGCCAAGCGTTTTTACGGAGGTTTTACTCGAGTAGCCGTCTACATCATTTGTCTTTTTTCTCGCGCGTAATTGTATGCTGTACGAGGTGTTAGGCGTAAGCCCCGTTATTGTGTATTCTTTAGAGGTGCCGTCCGTAGAGTTAAACTCCACCCAAGAGGAGCCGCCGTTTGTTGAATACCACCAACGATTAGCGGTAGTCGAGGCTGTAACCGTAATTTTTACGCTTGAGGCTGTTATATTAGAGGTTGCAAGAGTAACCGTAGGAGCTGTGCGGTCAATATTTGTAAGAGTCATACTGCCGCCGTACTCTTGCGCGGTGGAGTAGTATACTCTCGTCGAAAATCCTACCGTAATACTCTTTTTGCCGTCCGAGCCGTGAGCAACGGTAATAGTGCCGCTCTTTGAGCCTTTAGCTGCGGGAAATACTTTTGAGTCCCAAGAGGTCGCGCCTTTGCTATAAACGACGATACCGTTAATTGTTACAGTAGTCGGGGCGGTGGAGTAGTAGTAGTTTACCGGGCCGCCCAAGCATTGCAGCGTCCAGGTAAGCGTAGAGGTGTTAGCCTTTACATTTACAGACTCGGTAATAGTGAGCTGTAAGTATCTGCCCTCATAAGAATTACTCTTAAATGTTGCCATAGTGTCGCCTCCTTAATCGAGCAGTACAATATCAAGCCCCGCGCTCTGCGGTACAAACTTGCCTTTGCCTACTGTCAGCTCGTCCGTTACCTCGGTTTTGCGTAAAGTAGTAAGGTCTTTGTTTACGGTAAGGACTACCGCTCCCGCGTGCTTAACTGCAAATTGCGTATGGTCTATAATGGTTTCTGTGGAGCTCTCGGAGTTCGTAATGTTAATGCCTCGGCGGTCTATCTTTACATTTTCGGTATAGATTTCGTTAGGCGCGGGAGTCCAATTTTGCTTTTGGCTGCCCTCCGCTAACATAAAGTCCGCCACATACAAATAATAGCCCGTGGTACCCGCCGTAAGCGTTACGGTATTACCTGCTGCCGTAAAGGTTAAAGAATACTCCGCCCAGGTATTATTTATTGCCTGCTCGTCAAAAATAAAGGTATCATTACCGCCGTTATTGATAAGCACATAGCAGCGGTTAGCGGTGCCTCTTTTTGCCTTAAAGGTCAGCGTATACTCTTTGCCCTGCAAAACGGTTATTTCTTGCGATAGGGTACCGACGCGCAAGCGAAACATAGAGCCCGAGGCGGTATTGTTTACCGCGTCTGCCGTCTGCTGCGCTACAACCGAGCCCGTATAGCTCCAATCGTCCGAAACGCCGTTTAAGCCGCTCGAGTTTCTAATATTGTTTATACCGCCCGTTGTTTTGGTGGTATAAGAGAGCGTCAAGCTGTCTATTTTCTGCTCGAGGGTTGATATGGTCGTTTCGAGGGTTTCTATATCACCGTAAAAAACGGTTTCAATGCCTTTAATAACGCTCAATAGGTGCTCGTCGGCTGCGATAAACGCCTGCTCGACGCTCGAGGTAGCTACGCCGATTTCGTTTGTAACCGCCGTTTTGTACTCTTGAGAGATAGAGGAGGCTTGCACCGAGTCCGCCTGCAAGAGGGCACCGTTAAGAATACCCGCGTTAATAAAGTCGGCGACTATTGCGCCGTCCATTGTCATAGCGAGCGCGTACTCGCCATTGTAGCCCGTAGAGGAGTAACCCAAGCCGCCGCTATTCCACCGCCACACATTAACAGCCTCCTCGAGGGTAGGCGCGTCAAGTATGAGGATTTCTTGCGGCTTTTCCGCAGGGTTGAGGACGACATAGCCGCCCGAGTGTCCCGTAATAAGGCTCGTAGCGTTTGCTATTGCCTTTTTGAGCTGCTCTGTAGCTGCTGCCTGCCCTTTTTGTACAGAGGTCTTAATTTCCTCTATAGCCGCCTGCTGCTTGTTTACGGTGTCCGCAAACGAGCTTTTAGCGTCGCCGAGTTCGACGCTATCGTATTTCTCCTCGAGGGTGTTATAGGTTGTCTTTATAACCTTTGCGCGAGCCGTTACGCCGAGCTTTGAAAATCGGACGGCTACGGTATCGCACATCATAACCCGCTCAAGAGGTGCTATGTTTTTATATTCCTCGGTCTGCCATAGCTGAATAAAAGAAACGGTAATATTAACTTTTGGCACGCCGAGCTCCGCTGCCGCAGCGTATGCGGTAGCTTTGGCTCGTAAAGCCTCCTCGGTAACTGCCTCTCCCTCTCCGAAACGGTCTGTAAAATCCATAATATAGGCTTTACTGTGTCCGATATTTTCGGCGTTGTTAAGAGGCAGCACCTTTTCCGAGAGGTAAACATATACCTCTATTTTCTCGTCGCCCTCTCCGTCCTGGGAGTAGCGAGCATACGGCATAAGGTGCGTATAGCAATCGGCTATATTTGCCTCTTGCTTGAGGTCTTTTAAGTTTTTACCGTACTCGATACTTACGCCTCTATCGGAGCCGCGGTGCTTATGGAGCTTGACTACGAAATTATCAAACTCAAACTCGCCGCCCCACACATCAAGCACCGAGCCCGCCTGCCCGCCCAGGATAGCGCGGACGGAGCAAGGCGTTAAAATGGTCGAGCTGTTGAGGGTGGAAATATCGCTTATAGCAGTAAACGCGGACGGTAAGCCCGCGTCCTGGATAGCTCGAGTAATAGCCGCTTGTGGCGTTACATTTTTAACGGAAAAACCGAGAGTCGGTATGCCGTTAAGGTCGTAGCTGATATGCTCCGCTGAATATGTAACGATACCTTTAAGAGGCTTGCTCGATTTGTAAATACGGAATAGCTGCGGCTCGCTCGTGTCGTTGGCTTTCGCCTTGATAATGCAGCCCTCCGTAATTTGGTCGTACCATTGTCCCGTAATAGGGTACTGTAAAGAGCACTCATAGGAGCCGTTACGCTCCTCGGTTACGGTACACTTTGTAGCGTCTTTTAGAAAGCCGATACCGTTATGCGTAAAGGTGCTCTCGTTTTTTTCGTATAAAATCGGTATCATAAGCAGCACCACCTCGGGACGATTTCGAGCTGCGTAACATCACCAACCCAGGAAATAGCATTGCTGCCAGGTAGCAGCGTAGGGAAAGCCGCTCCCGACATTTTGTTATTTTGGGGCTGTATGCCCTTATAAGCGTTCATAATGTCGGAGTCTACCTCGATATACTCGTCAATATCCGTAAAGGTAAACGAGTCATTGTTTACGGTTAAAGTAACTGTCCCGCTGCCCGTGATTTTGATATACGGCGCGGACGGGTAAAACTCTGCATTGTAGAGGGTGCCTGCTGCCGTGAATACGACGGGCTGCTGTCCCTCGAAAGAATACTTAAACGGCTTACAGTTAAAAGAGAGCTTTACTCCGCCGAGGTCGCGGAGCTCTTGCTCTATGTCTACCTCGTCGGAGTAGGAGCCCAGGCGAAAATACTTTTTATCGTAGCTATCCCACAAACGGAAATAGCCCTGCTCCGCCAGGAGCCAACCTTTAATTTGGTGTGTAAGCTCGACAAATTCCCGCTCGGTATTGTTGAGCAACACGCAGTTATACGGGATTTTGATATTTTTATAGCGTCCGTTGTCTGTGATAAGGTCGCCGCTGCGCCCTGGGACGCTTGTATAGCTAATATCCCGATAGGCTCCCTTGTAGGAGCCTTTCTCGGAAATAAGCAGCCCAAACTCGAGGGAGCTATGGTCTTTGAACATAAAAAACGGTAATTTTTCCATTATGCAAATACAACTCCCTTTCTTTGGATTTTCTCGGCTATAAGCTCTAACAAGAGGTCAACAAAGTTCTCTACATCTTGCTCGCTGTCGCCTTTGAGGTTTTCAATGTAAATAGCCTTTTCGCCGAGCTCGATTTTGATAACGAGCCGTCCCTCTTTGTCGTCGCCTGCTGCCGCCGCAGACATAGCGGCGGAGTATTCCTTGTTTTCGCCTGCGGTCAATACGCGCTCGCCCTTGTGGAGCAACGCGGGGTACTCGTCATAAGGTACATACTCCATACCGATACGGAGGCGGGAGAGTTCCTTAATATTGAGTCCTAAACCGCCTACGCCTGGTACCCAATCGGGTATTTTTAGCTTGTTAAGCCCTCGGATAAAAACATTTATACCGTCAATTATCCAATTTATAGGCACCTTAAAGGCGTTTTTGATACCCTCAAAAATATTCTTGAAAATACTTACTACTGCGTCCCAGGCTCCGCGCCAATTACCCGTAAAGACATTTTTAACAAAGTCGATAATACCCTGGAAAATTCCCTTGACATTCTCGAAAACCTTTTTAATGCCCTCAAAGGCGTTTTTGAAAACGCCGCCGACAATATCCGCTACGCCCGAGAAAGCCTTTTGCAGGGGCGGTAAGAGCTTGTCAAACAGCATTTTAATAAAGTCGCACAACGGCGGTAAAATGAGGTTGAGTAAGTCCAGGAGAGGCTCTAACAGCACCATTAAAATATCGAGTATCGGCTGAATAACGGGCAAGAGCGCGTCAAGCAGCGAGATAACCACTGGCAAAATAGCCTCGATTATCTGTATAGCGATAGGTACGATAGTTTCGATTAACTTTAAGAGGATAGGTAATACCTGGTCTATAATTTGCAAAATCGGAGGCAATAGCATTTCGATTAACTGAATAATCACGGGCAAAATAGCCTCGATAATGCGTACCACCAACGGCAAAATAAGGTTGATAAGGTTTATAATTACGGGCAAAATGGTATTTACTATCTGCAAAATAGGCGGTAGTAACATCTGCAAAAGCTGAATTACAACGGGGAGTATAGCCTGGATAATTTGCAAGATAGGCGGTAAAATCGCTTGTATTAGCTGAATAAGGATAGGTAGTACCGTATTTATAATCTGCATAACAAGCGGCATAAGCCCGTTAATTAGGTCAACCACTATAGGGAGCACTTGCTCTATAATTTGGATAAGGAACGGTAGGAGCTGCTGAAATAGGCTGATTATAACGGGCAGAATTGCCGTAATAATCGACTCAATAGGAGGCAGCAGAGCCGTTACTAAATCCATAAGGACGGGAAATAGCGTTTCAATCAGCGTAAACAAAGGCGGTAAAAGCTGCTCGAAAATACTTGTAATAACGGGTATCAGCCTATCAAATAAGGCTTGAATTTTAGGGAGTCCCGCTATTATCATATCGGCGACTTTTTGTATAAGCGGAATTGCCGCCGCGCCTATTCTGTTCATAAGCCCGCCGAAAGCGTCCTTAATGTTTGCTATCGTATCTCCGAGGACTACGCCCGCTTTTACGGTGTTCTCCGACATAACTATACCGAGGTCGTCCGCCTCTTTCTTTAGAGCCGCCATACCCTCGGAGCCTGCGTTAAGCAGCGGTAGCATTTCGGTATAGCTTTTTCCGAGGAGGTCGTTACCCAGGGCGTTACGCTCTGCGCCGTCCTCCATATCCGCAAGAGCTGCGGTAATGGTGTTAAACTTTTCCTCGGTTGACATAGCGTTAAGGTCGTCCAGGGATAGCCCCAAACGCTCTATAGCTGTTGCTGCTGTTTTGGAGCCGTTGTTTGCGTCGTCCACAACATCAGACATTTTTTTAATACCGTTTTTGAAAGAGTCAACACTAACGCCGCTTTGGTCGGCGGCGTGTTTCCACCGTTGCAGCTCCTCGCGGTTTATTCCCGTTCTCTCGGAGAGCTTGTCGATATAATCGGCTTGCTCGGCTGTTTTCATTGCCATACCGTAAGCGGCTGTACCGACAGCCGCGGCTCCCGTTATAACCGCCGCTCCCATAGCGGCGGCACCCTTTGCAATAGAGGAGAAAGCGGAGCCTACCTTTGAGCCGCTCTTTTCCGCCTTTTCGGTTGTCGTGTCGATACTTTTATCAGCCTCTGCATTGTCAATAAAGATAGTACCGAAAAGCGAAAAAATACTTGCCATAGGTTAGCCTCCTTTCTGTTTATCAGCCGCAACAATCGGCGCAAAGTCCGCCATAATGTCCTCGGCTGTTCTTTTCTTTTCTGCTTTAGGCTGCGGGGCGGGCTCGTCCGATAGCACACTCGCTAAAAATTCGGGATAGTCCATAACCTCGAGCCCTGGTTTTATTTTTGCTGCTGCATAATTTACGAGCCACAAAGGGAAAAGCCGCTTTTCGATTTCCGCTTTTTGCAGGCGTTCCTCCTCTTTGCGGGCGAAAGAAAGCAGCTCACCGAGAGCCGTTAAAGGTAGACTCTCGATAAGCTGCCAATCGTAGTATTTATGCAGTAGCGTTAAGCTCCTTGCTCTACTTTCTTTCGTAGAGCACGCTTGAAAAAACTTACGATACCCTCGTCGTTGATAAGGTCGTTAATTACCTCGGCTGCGTCTTTCTTGTACGCCTCCTCGAGAGAAATATCGTAGTAAGCCGCCACGAGGGGCGGGAGGTCGTCGGCAATCTTGCCGAGCTGCGGGGTGAGTTCGCATAAGATTTCGCAGGCTAAAATACCTACCTTTTCGCGGGAAAGCTGTTTCATAGCGTCCTTTGCGTCCTTTGCGTCCTCGAAAATGTCAAGCCCTTTGAGCATTTCTACGGCGGGCTTAATATCGAGCTTGCCTACGATTTTAAGCAACATAGGCATAGTCTTAATAGTGAGCATAATTTGGCTCCTCCTTAAATCCTGGTATTATTCCTCGGTTTTGTCGCCGCCTGCTGCGGGCTGTCCGCCCTCGTTGCTTGCGGCTGCGGCTGCTGCCGCCGCCTGCGCGGGTGCCTCGGTGATTTCCTCCACTTTCCACAAGGTGCCGTCGAGGTCGGTATGCGCGTAATGAGCCAAAAACTCAAAAGCGAGCTCGCCCTCGGCTTTCTGTACCGCCTTTGCGTTAAAGCCGCTCTCGTGCATAGGGTTGTAAATGGTGATTTTCTTATATTTGCCGCTAATGAGCTTTGCAAACATAGTAATATTTTTGAGGTATGCGCTATCGGGAATAATGCCCGTTTTCGGGTTGCTGATAGCGTTACCGTCCTTGTCCTGGACGACGCAGCCAGGAATAGCAAGCGCGAGGTTTTCCTGGCTCATACAAAGAGTAGTAACCTTAATAGAGGCTCCCTGCTCCTCGATAACCTGGGTACACGCTGTCTTGCCGTGTCTGCCGTCAAATTCAATGTCGCGGACGGTTACAGTAGCGGCAAACTCGCCGCCGCCACGAGTAGGAGCCAGGAAACGCTCGGTAGTTTCGCCATAGTCGAGGAAAATAACCGACTCGTCAATCTGGATACTCTCGATTTGCTGTTTGGTAAGATTAGTAACCATTTCGTTACCTCCTAATAGTAGAATAATCTTGCCGACATAGATAAACGACGGTGCGCTATATCAAACTCGCTGTCGGCTACGGTGTTTTGATTGTCAAAGCCGATATGCCCGTACAAGCCAGGCGCGGCTATAATGGCATTATAAAGCCCGTTGCGGAGGCTGTCGCACGCCCTCTCGAGGTTTATTGTTGCGTCGGCGGCTTTTTCGTCCGCCCAAACATCAATATAGAAAGAGGCGAGGTCGCCGCTCTCGAGGTCAATAATGTTAATGCCGCTGACTACTGCAAAAATCGGAGGCGCGTTTTTTGTAGGTGCCTCCTCGTAGGTCGTCGGCAAAATGGTATTAACCCGCTCCGTAAGAGCTGTTATAAATGCCTCGGTATTTACTTTCATAAGGGCGTTGCCTCCTCTCGCTTTAAGTGGTTTCGACTACGAGAGCTTGACATATCAGCTCGAGGCACTCGTTTTCAACGGGATATGTACGGATAACTCGGTACATCTTGCCGTTATACTCAAAGTGTCCCTCTCCGTTATAGTCGAGCTCCTTAATCTCTACGCAAAGCTCGGGGCGGTAGCCCTGGGCTTGTGCCTGGTAAAACTCGTTTCTCTTTACGCCTTTAGAATTACAAAAAACCTCGCGTTTCTCGTAGTCCTTATACGGCTTGCGGAGCTTGTCGAGCTTTTCTGTTTCCACGCACAAAAAGCCGATTTCTCGCCAATACATAGCTACGCCTCCTCGATATATTCACTTGATAGCTGCAAATGCCGCTTGAGCATTTCGTAGCTGTTGCGGTACTTTTCAGCGTCCGCGTTATCGAGTCCAAACTCGGCTTTTACATAACAGACAATAGCCCGCTTTATAAGAGCGTCGCTCTCGTCCTCAACCTTTGCCGCTTTGATACCGCCTAATAGGAGGTCGGCTTGCGCCGCTCCTATTAGGTCGGTAATTTCTGCGTCAAAATGAGTATGGCTTATGCGTAGGTATCGGCGAACATCATAAACAAATTGCTTTGAGATATTCGCCATAGGTCAGCCCTCCGTTATTAGCCCGCTTTCTTAACGAGCTTAACGAAAGCACCCAAGCCCGCAATAGCCTTACTGTCGAACACGCAAGAGCCCAGGTAGTCCACGCTGTTGGTAGCGAGTCCGCTGTGCTCGGACTTAACTACCGCAATATCCTGGGAATAGTTACCCACGATATAGGAGAAGTCGCCGAGGTAAGAAACGCCCGCAGCGAGAGAGCCCGTAAAGTAAACCTCACAACCCATAATGTAGTATTTGCCGTTGGCAAATTCGATAAGGTTGTTTTTGCTCTTGTTCATAAGGGCGTAAAAGTCAGAAAAGAAAGTAGCCTTGCTCATAGCCCAAACAGCGTTACGCTCGTAGCCGCTTGCAAGCATACCGTATACGGCGGTAATGTTCGCCTCGGTTACAGCTGCGGTTTCTACCATATCAGTACCCGCAGTATATGCACCGTTGGAACCCTTACCGCCCTGGGCTACGCCGCCAGGCTGATTATTGCCCGTACCGACGAAAATAAAGTTTTCAATCTTGCGGGCGATAGCCTCGGCGATAATTTCCACGATATAGGACTCGAAAGCCGCAATAGTCATATTGACAGTAGCGCGGCTCGCCTTAACGAGCTTAACGATTTCGTAACCCGTGAGGCTTACGGAGCCGAGGTTGTCGGCTGCAACGGTAATAGACGCGTTCTCCTGGTGGATAGCTGCGTCGGCGTTGGCACCCTCAACGGCAAACTTGAAATTACCAGGCACGTGGAAAATCTTACAACGCTGCAAAATAGGCGCAACCTCGTACATTTTCTTGATAATTTCGTTAGCGGTGCTCTCGGGGATAGCAGGCAATGCAGAATTTGCCGCGGTGCTATAAGCTCTCTGCTCATTGTCAGTAAGAGCCTTACCCTGCAAAGTCTTTAACCAAGCGGAGCGGTACTCCTTGTCCTGGTCGAAAGTGTCCGCAGCGCGGGCGGTTATGGGGTTAGGGATTTCGGTTGCGGGAATAGTTCCCGCGTTAATTCCCTCGATAGTCTGCTTTCTCTTTTCCAAGCCCTTATACTCGGTGTCGAGGTCGCGGAGCTCGGTTGTGATTGCGTCGAGGTCAACCTCTCCGCTGCCCTCGAGCATAGAGCGGAGCTCTGCTTTACGGGCGATAATTTCATTCATACGCTTAATAATTTCGTGCATAGTGATTTACTCCTTTTCGGTTTTTGATAGATTGGTTTTTAGGGTTAGCAGTAGGTTAAAGCTATTAGCCTTTGACGGCGTGCGCGTTCCTCCAACGCCTTAAACTCTTTCTCGTGCTCCTCCGAGAAAAAGCCTCTTGCCGTTGTAATGCTTGTTTCGTTGTATGCGGGAAAATCCACCGCCGAAACATCAAACAGCTTTTTTATTTTAGTTATCGTCCTTGTGTGGGTTTCTCTGTCATAAGAGCACTCCCTCACAATAAACGAAAAACTCATTTTATCAACGCGGCGTTTCATAACATCACGGTGTAAATTGCGGTGCCGCTCGTCCTCTTTGTCGAGGTGTGCCGCAATGTCGAGCCCTCTATCCGTAATGGAATAATCGAGGGACTTGTTACGAGTACGGGCGTATACGGTAGAGTCGTTCTGCCCGTGGTTGCGGTTAAAGATAAAATCCGACATATCGCACTCGTCGAGAGCACCGCGAGCGATAACCTCTTTGTACTGTACACCGTCAATTTCACAAATAACGGTAGGCGTATCAAACACAATAGGGGTACCGCGCAGCACGAGTTCGTCGCTGCTGTTGTCGTCGGGAGTAGTAAACGGAGCTAACGCTCGGTACTCCCGCTCATTCGGTTTATAAGGCATATTTACTCGTCCTCCTCTCCGTTGTTCTCGCCCTTTTTTGGTGCCGCAGCGGGTGCGGTACCGTCCTCGAGGTCGTCCTCGTCGTCCTCGGTGCCTGCGGGCGGTGTTTTTTCTTTTCCCTTGTCGCCTAATTGGTACTCGTCAGCCTTTGCCGCATTAACCATATTGAGCGTCTGTACGCGGCGTTTGCCTTCCTCGCCGCCGATAGGCGGAAAGCCGAGCGTTACTAACGCCTGGTCGAGCATTAAGCCGCCAATTTCGGAGAGGTACTTAACCGCTGCGAGCTTGTCGGAGAGTTTCGCATATTGGAGCTTGTTTCCCTCTGCGACAATCAAATTACCAAAGCCGCGCTCTTTGCGGGTAAAGAAACAATTTGTAAAAGCCTGCTCAAGCTGCATAAAAAACGGTCTAATTTCGCCCTCGTAAAAGTCGTCCTCTTGCTCGGGCGTTGCCTTATTCTGCACGATAGCCTCGTTAGTGCCGAAATAGTCGTAAATTTCGGACTTAATATACAAGAGCTGCCCTTGAGGTAGCGGCGTTTGCTTGTCGTTGATAGGGGTATAATCATACTTATTGTCGGTAACGATAACGCCCGCGCCGTTATTCTCCATTTTGAGGTTATCTCGTATAAAGTCGTCGCGTCGTGCTTTTAAGTCCTCGTTTTTGGTAGAGGCTGCAACTTTCAAAATACCGCGCACAACCGCCACAAGCTCGGCAAATTTGCTCATAGATTGGTTAAAGGTGTTTGCGGTTTTCAATACGGGCAATAAAGCCTCGTTATTACTGCCGAAAAGCTCGTTATCGGCAAACATAGAGCCGATATGTATAATATCCGTGTACGGGAAAGTGTAGGTTTTCCCGTTGTAAAAGCGGAATTTCAAAAACAGCTCGCCCTGGTGCTCAAGCAGCTTTATTTCCTGGGCGTTGATATTGTACATAGCCTCGAGCCTGCCCGTGTATTCATTCCACACGGGAAAAATAAAAGCGTTGTTATAGAGCTTGTACTGCGCCGCTGCGCGGTAGTAGAATTTGTAAGCCGTAGTCAACGGGTTAGGTTGATACTGCAAAATGTAGTTAAGCGAGCTGCTCTCCACATCTTGCAATTTTCCGTCACCTTTTCGGATATGTCGCGGCTGTACTCTTGCCGCTCTGCGGGCGAAAGAGTGAATAGCAGCGCGGACGGTGTTTACCTCCCAGGCATTGCCCGAAAACGGTACAAAATTCGATTGGTAGGAATTGAGGAGCTTATACTCGGTATAGCCGTCGAGAGTCTGCGGCTTTTTGCCAAAGATAGCCTCAAAAAGTCCTCGTCTTTCTTTCATTTTCTCACCCCACATTGTACATAAAGTCGTCGTAATATTTTACATAGATAACCCAAGCATTAAGCAGCGATACCGCCCCGTCAATGCGGCGTTTATCGGTTATCTTAACAGGTTGAATATTATTAACCCCGCTTTTCTTTACTGCCGTATTGGATAGGCACCAAATTAAAATCGGGTTTTTGTTGTAGTTTACTATCTTGTCCGCGAAAGCCGCTCCCATTTCTCGCATAGGTTGGCTCCAGGTAAAAGGACCCTGCGCCACGGGCTCCATAGTAAAGCCGTTGCTTTTCATTTCCTCCACCCAATAGCCCGCTAACGCTCGGTCATAGCCAACTTTGAAAGCGTCTATTTTGTGCTCGTCGCGCATTTGACAAAACCACGCCGTAACATCAGAAAAAGTAACGCGGTTGCCGTCGCAGATAGTAAGCAAGCCACGGTCAGCCCATAGCCTATAGGGAGCCTCGTTTGTATTCTTTTCCTCGAGGTGCTCTACGCGAGCCTGCGGGAGGAAATAGTGCTGCAATACATACACCGTCTTGTCGTCGGGCTTGCGTATTAACAGCGTTGCCGCCGTTAAGTCGGTAGTAGCCGAGAGGTCGCAGCCGCCTATAGCGTAGGTGTTGTACACCTCCGACATATCGAAAACAGCGTCGTTTTTAATTTGGTCGTAAGAGAGCCATACGCTATTATCGTTCTCGCGGTAGTTAAAATCCTTGCATAGCACACCTGGTAGGTCGGCGGGATTGTTTTTAGCCCTCTCGACAAAGGCGGCAAGGGTTTTATATTGCTTGATAGCTCCGAGCCCTGGGTTAGCTTTAATCCACATTTGCGGGTTAGTCCACTCGTCGCGGCTGTCGATTTCGTAGAGGATAGGTAAAAAGGTGTCGTCCTTTTTCTTTCCGTCTGCGAGGTCGCAGGCAAGCTCGTACATATTGTCAAAAATGCACTCGCGCACCGTACCCGCTGTCGTAATCATAACGACGAGAGGTTGACGGCGCGAGGAGGTGGACTGTTTCATAACCTCGTATAGGTTTCTGTCGCGGATAGCGTGCAGCTCGTCTATAATAACGGCGTGAGAGTTCAAGCCGTCGAGGGTGTTTGAGTCCGAGGCGAGAGCCTCAAACACGGAGGAGGTAGCAGGGAAATAAACATCATTTCTCCGCTTTTTAACAACCGCCCGTAGCTCGGGAGATTGTTTAATCATATTGACAGCCTCGGTAAGTACCTTTTTTGCCTGGTCTTTTTTGGTCGCTACGGAGTATATTTCCGCTGCGCCCTCATAGTCGGCAATCAGCATATATAACGCAATGCCCGAAAGCAAAGTAGACTTACCGTTTTTACGCCCGCACAAAAACATAGTTTCTCGAAAGCGTCGGTAGTCCGTGTCTTTTTCAAGCCAACCGAAAAGGAGCTGTATAAATGCTTTTTGGAAAAGCTCGAGCTTTAGCGGAGCTCCGATAGTTCCTTGTGATTGCTTGCAAAATGTTTCGATAAAGAGTATAGGACGCTCGCCCGTTTCCTCGTCGAAATAATACGGAAAATCGGGTGCGGGTGAGTCCATTTCCGCCACGAGGCGAGAGTAGACGGCTTTAACGCGCCTGCTCGTAACTATTTCGCCGCTCTCTATGCGGCGGTAGTATTCTTTAACCCAATTCAAGCCTTTTTAGCTGCCTTGTTTGGTTTAGTGGCAAACATCATAAGAGCCTGCCCCGCCTTGTCCGCCTCGGTGCTCGGTGAGAGTTCCGAAAGCTGCTTAATTGTGGCGTTATAGTTCTTTACCATTGCGTTATATGGCTGTAAAAGAGGGTGCGCTCGCTCGATTGTATAGGCACCCTGCAGCATTTTAACTACGAGCCCGTCCTCGTTGATTTTTGCCTCCATATCCTCCAAAGAAACGAGCATATATGCGGCTCTTTCAATCAATTTTTTAGCGATTTCGAGCTGTTCTTTGGGTAGATTTTTGTAAATTTTCTTAATTCTGTTTTGCTCTTTTTTCTGTCGCGTATATAATGTATCGTCCACACAAAAACTCCTTTCTTTTGTGTTAAGGGTAGGGGGGTAATACACACAAGGGGCGGTCATAAAAGGGGCTTAAACACGGTTCATAGAAAACAACATCAAACTTTTTTTGACGGGGGGAGTGTCTGCGTTCTCTCGGCTGTCGCGTCGGCTGCTGCGTGTACCTCAATCGCTACAACATTGATAGCGTTTAGTATTAACTTTGTGCCCTCGACAGTATCGAGAATAACGGTGCCCTCCTCAAGAGCTGACGCGAGCCGCTCTTGAAAGTCCGTAGTAGTAGCCTCGACATTGAAAGACAATGCCGCGTTACTCGTGTATATAATTACCTCGCATACTCTGCTCATAGGTAGCCCTCTCTTTCTACGAGGTTTCCCTCGTCGTCGAACATTAAGCCCGCTGCTGTAGCAGGCTGTCCCTCGTGCTCTATAGCGTGGCACTCACGGCATACAAGCTCGAGGTTGTCCTCGGATAGCGTAATACTCGGGTTGTCTATGTTCTGTGGTGTTAGGTGTATTTTGTGGTGTACTATTTCGCCAGGTCTACCACACCGTACACATAGTCCCATATCGCGCTTGTATATATATTCCCTGGTTTCTCGCCAGGCTGTGCTCAAATAAAACTTGCGTGCAAATTCTCTCATATAGCAGCGTCCCGCCCTCTCCGCCGTTGTAGTGCTATATCTGCTCCCGATACAACGACAAAACGAGCCGCTTTGCAGCAGCTCGCTTAACCGTCAATTTCTACGGTATCAGTTTACCACTACAAAAAGCAAGTTTCTATACAGCGTTTTTTCAAATGCCCTAAATTGAGGGCAGCGCAGAGGCTCCGTAGTAGAGTAAAGCAAACTCCGCTACGGCTTTATTTCGGAGGTTGTAAACCGTCGTAGGCGACTCCACATACAAAGCCTCCGCTATAGCCTCTTTTGAGCGTTTCTCGATATACCACAAAACGACGACTTTTTTATGCTCGTCGGAGAGCTGCTCTATAATGCCCTCAACCTCCGCGAGCGTGCGCTCTGTTTCTGCGATATTTCGGGAGCACTCCGAAAGCTCCAAAAGCTCGTTAAGAGTGTCGCTTACAAAATGCGAGTCCGTAAAAGGCTTGCTATAGTCGATAGCCCCAGGCTCGCGCGGCTTGCCCTGCTCGATTAGGCGTTGCTCTCTGTTTCTCAAATTTTCTAACGCCCTTTTGAGCGTAGGGACGGAGCCGAGCACTTGCTCCGCTGCCTTAAAGTAGTTCATAAAATCACCTCCGAAAAATGCTTGTTTTCCCGAGCTGCCAAAGCCTCCCGCTCCGCGCTCGGTTTCCTCGAGTTTGTCTACTTGCTCGAGTTCGGGCGTAAAAATCGGCAGTAATACAATTTGGCTGATTTTGTCGCCCTTGTGTACGGTATAATCAAAGCCGCTGTTGTTATAGAGTTTAACAACAATGCTCCCCGTATAGCCTGCGTCGATAACTCCCTCGCTTGTAATGCCGTGTTTGACATTAAGCCCGCTTTTGCTTTTCAAAAAGCCGACATAGCCCGCTGGGATTTCGATATGTACGCCAATATCAAAACACGCGCTCTCTTGAGCGGGTACTATTTGCTGCTCCCTGGCGTAAAGGTCGTAGCCTGCGTCTGTGGCGTGAGCCCTGGTAGGCATAATTGCGCCGTTGTCGAGTACAACTCTCATTTTGTCAACCTCCTAAAATGTTACTGTTACATTGAGCACTGCAGCGGCGAGCCAATATACAGCGCGTTTATAGTCTTTGCCGATAATACACATAATCGCCGCGCCCACATCAAGCAAAATAAGCGCAACGGGGAAAATATACATAGACATTTTCTTTTTCTCCTTTCCCTGGGAGTCGGTCTTATTGTCGTTCATAATGCCCTCGCTTTCGGCTCCGTTTCGGAGCTGGTTTCTTGTACATTTGGACGGTTAAATAATAGCCGCCGTTAATTTCGTTAAAATACGGCTTTACATCTGCCAGGGCGTAACCCTCGTAGAGTTTTTCGAGCTCCTCGCGGTTGTCGTAGCCGCTGTCGTGGAATTGCTTAACCTTGTATTGCGGCAGCCTGCCGTCCCTCTCGGAGGTTTTCGGCTGCTCGAGATTGCGGGACGCGCACCAACGCTTACCGAGTATCGGCTCTTTAACGAGATATTTTGCAATACCGACAATGCCGTACTCGTCAAACTGTAGAGGCTTTGCTGTTGTGTAGCCTCTGCCCCAAATATCGGCAAGCTCGGTAATGTCAATACCGCCGCTCATAACGATATGGTGGTGCAGGCGGGCGTTTTTCTTGCCGATTTCGGTAACTGCTACATACTTTAGCTCGGGTAAGCCGTGTTTTTTGCGGTACCGTTTTACCCTACGGAGAAAATTTTGCATTTCCCTTTGTGCGTCCTCGGGTGAGCCTGGGTAGTATTCGTCGCTGTATGTAAGGTCAAACCTTATGTCCTTTTTGGTGAAATTCGTATTAAGCAGGCGTATTAACTTTCGCTCTGCGTTTCGTTGGTTGAGTTTCTTTTGAGTTTCCGAGGTCGGCTTACGCTTTTTGCTCCGTCCTCGCTGATACTCAAATACGGGGAATATGTCAACCTCCAAATATTCGCCGCAATAGTGTTTCTTTTCTCTGTATAGGCAACGCATATTTTAACCTCCGTGTTTACTCTTGGGGCTCTGCCCCAAACCCCGAGGTTTAACGCTTTAGTTTTCCATAAGGGAATTGAGAAAAGAGCGGAGCTGGCAGCACATACACGCACTCCGCCCTCGTTCCCTTATGCTAAAATCTTATAACGCGCTCGAGTCGCACCTCTGCGTAGCTCTATCCTCGTTATAAGCAAAAGCCTTATTTATACTCGGGTTATCTGTGAAAGCCAACAGAGAGAGGGTATATATAACCCGCTCGGGTACTGTGCTCTATTTGGTCGTTAAGTTATTATCCATTACGAGCCCGAAATAGAGCCGCTTTTTGCTCTTGTTTCTATTGACTTTCCGTTGCCTCTGTGCTATAATAATTAAAGGAAATTGAGTAGCACAAAGGCGGCTACGGCGGCTATCACTCGGGCGGAGTGGTAGCCGCTTTTTTATTACTTTCGTTGTGCCTCGTACTCGTCCGCTTTGGAGAGTACCTTAATAGAGTAGCTTGTTTCGTATACGCCTTTATCCCAAAGGGTAGAGGCTCCATACTCGCCCATATTGTAAGCCATACATACCAGGGCGGGCTCGTCGTACTTTTCAAATAAGCGGCGGAGGATATAAAGCCCCGCGCGTATGTTTTGGTACGGCTCGTTAAAATCGGTAATACCCAGGGCGGAGGAGAGCTCCGCGTGATTGCATTTGTTAATCTGCATTAAGCCGTAGTCGTTAGTCCCGCTCACTACATCGGCTCTAAAAGAGGACTCCGTATACATAAGAGCCATAGCAAACTCAAAGTCGATATAGTAAGCCTCGCATAGATAATAGGTAAACTCTTGCAGCTCGACGGGTAACGCGCACTCGAGCGGCTCAAACTCGGAGCCGAGCTCGTAATTAAAGGTAATCCCGCCGTTTTCGGTTATGTATCTACCGTCGCGGGTACCGTACAGCTCGTCCGATAGTTTAGGCGCAGGCTCGGAGCCGCTGAAAGCTGATATAGCCGCCACGGTTACGCCGCCTATAATTGCGCCGATAAGGAATATACATATAATAAAGGTAATAACTCGTCGCTCCGCTTTACTCACGGTGCGGCGGCTTTTTTTGTGAGTCATAAAACAACCTCCTTAATTTTTGCAGGCTCCACAATAGAAACGCTGTTGTTATTTCTATCTGTGAGCTCTGCGGTGTATACGGGTTTCCCGTTCTTGTTTCGCTTGATAATAGCCGAAACACATTTATAAACGATACCGTTATGCTCTACGGGCTGTCCGTTCATTAAAGCCTCGTTAAGCTGCTGAAAATCCATATAGCCCGCTCCTTATTTCTTTTTATTGTTGCCGCGCACTAAAATAATGATTGTGCCGCAGATAATGAGCGCAATAATAATTTCCTCCATTTACTCCACCTCCTCGCCGAGCTCGATTTGTTTGTAACCGTCCGCAGCTCGGCTCTTTTCTTGTTTGTTAAAGAGCGTTACTTTGGATAGGTTTAATATCTCCTCGAGAGTCTGCACAAAGCCCTCGTTTACCAGGTCATAAGGAGAGATAACGCCGAGTAGTACAAAACCGCTTTTTACTACAATGTACGGTCTGCCGAGCTTGTCGGTACGCTCGTACAATTCGTAGCCTGCTTGAGAGTCTGTAAATGGTTTTAAGTACCTTGTATTTATAAAGGCTATGCCCTGGGAGGTCTTGAGAGGCTCGAGCGTTCTACCTTGCGCGTAAAATGCAATAGAGCCTCTGTCGAGCATTTCCTCGGACTCGTCGCCGTCCTCGAAATTTATAAAAGAGGGCAGCTCCCGCTCCTCAAAATAGAATTTGTCCCGCTTGTCCTCCGCAATATCAAACATAGTAAAGATGTTGTCTTGCGTCAGTTTTGGCAAATTGTATACGGGGTAAAATGCCGCACCGTTTCCGAGCCATTGACAAGAGGGCGTTTCGGAAACGATTATTGTTTTTTCGGCTTTTAATATCGCCTCAATTTGTTTTAGTTTCATTGTCTACCTCCTCCGAGCTGCATTGCTCGAAATATTTACACCATAGGCAACAATGGCGGCAGCCTTTGCCGCGCTTTAGCCAATGGCGCAGGCGGGAGCGGAGGCGTTTTACCGCCCGCCGCACCGCATATTTAATAATGTAATAAATTTGCTCCGCTGCTGATACTTTCCTATATCCCATATAAGCCTCCATACGCGCCTATCGGCGCAGATTACTTAAAGATTTCGGGATTAAAAATACAAGCGGGGGCGACTCCGTAACCGTGAAACGCGTAGCTGGTGCCCAACGCTCCCGAGGTGTTCACATCGCGCTCGTTGTTCGCGTTCCCAGGGAGGCAGCTCCAGGGAGTAATAGTCCATACCCAGGTATCATATTTAGGCATAAACTTACGGTACTTGCGGTAAAGGTTGTCCGAAAGCAACGCCACAAAGTCCTCGGAGGTGCCGTAGTCGGTCATACCGTCGTCGGAGGTGAGGTCGGAAACAAACGGGAGGAGGTCGCCTTTATCGAAATTCTTTACAAACTCCTCGTTGAGGTATTTACGGAGAGAGGATTTGCGCCAATCGTTGGAGCCGTCCTCGTCGTATGCCATTTCGTCCTCGAGTCGTTTTGCAGCTACGGCAAGTACGCCGCCTTGCTCCATACCGAGAGCGACAAACTCAATACCGCCACGGGTAAAACGCTCGCCCGCCTGCGGTACCTTGCTCACATCTGCAACGGGTGCCGCTTCACCCTCGGAGCTTTCGTCCTCGTATTCGTCGTCATATTCTGCGGGTGTAAAAATGCCCGCAAAGGCAAGAGAAACAACCGCCTCGGCTCTTTTCTTGTTTTCCTCTGGGTTGGTGTTGGTTGCTATATCGTCGCATAGGGACTCAATAGCGGTTAAAATGCTGCTATTCATAAGGTTTTACCTCCTAAAAATTTTCGTATGTATCTACTAACTTTTGCAGCTCCGCAAAAAGCGGGGCTATAGCGCGCTTGTTTTGCCTTGCATTGAGTAACTGTTTACCCAGGGCATAAAAGGCGGAGAGCTCGCGCTCGGTGGCTTTCGCCTGCTCTACAACCTTTCGGGCGTTCTTAACCTCGGTGCGAGCCGCTCTCATTTCGTCAAATTCTTTCGCCGAGAGCTGCACGCTTGCGTTTACGCCTTTAGGCTTGCCTCCGCCACGGAGCAAATATAGACGGTTGCGCGTTGCGTCCTGGGTGCGGTTAAGCTCCTCGGAAAGCTGCGCGATAGTCTTACGCTCCTTTTGGTACCCGTGTAACAGCAGCTCGTCCTCCTCGGTAGTCCAAGCTCCCGTCTTAACTGCTGCCCGCTCGGGTGTAAATTCGTGTCCGCATTGCGGGCACTTAACAGCTTTCATATAATCACCTCCGAAAGCAAACCGTTTATATTAAAGGCGTTATCCCTCATTTGGAAAGCGTCGCCGTACTGCATAATATCGGGGTAATTGTCGTTAGCTACTTTCTTTGCGTGTTCGTCAATTTCGATAGCGTAATACTCAACATTTGTAAATCCCATTTTATCCAGGCAGTAGCGGCCCGTAGCTATACCGTCATACATTGATAAAACAATTATTTTTTCGTTTTTATCAACGCCCGAGAGAGCATAGGAAAGAATATGTATAATAATATCCGCCGTCCAACCGTTGCCGATTGTGTTGTACCGCTGACTATCGCTTATAGCTTTAGTGTAGTTGTCGGGGAGCGTTTGCAACCTCTCGTATTCGATAGGCATTAGTTTTCTCGGTTTCCCGTCTTGTAGGATTTTCTTTACTCTGTGTCCGCCTTTTCCGTCGCAAGTAAGCGTCGGTGATTTGAAATTGATATTGTGTACCCGCTTTATAATATCCATAGCCTTAATATCTAACGAGGCACATACTACCTTATCGGTATCGAGTAATGTGTACAGCTTGTCGGTGTACCAATATTTGCTCGGTACCGCTTCGGCGGGCAGTATAATATCTTTTAATACAAGCCCTTTTTCCTTTGGCATTTCCGCTTCCCAATTAAACGCATAAAACCGCTCTCGGCTTTGTGCAGATAATAGCCCGCTGTTAATGTGTGCAAGTTCTACTCCGAGCTCGTAGCTAATTTGCTCTTGAATTTCGGGGGCTGCGGACTCGTTGTTTTCATATAAGAAAAGGTCGGGCTTAAACCTCGCCTTTGCAATAAGATAATTTACAAACAATTCCCAACCTATCCCGCTTGCTGTGGTTTCTCTGTCTTTCGTTCTTGCTACGCTCCACTTTGTGCAAGGGGAGCCGCCTATTAAAAGTTTAATCATAATAAAATCACTCCGTTTTATTTTTATTTTGTTTTACTGCGCCGTGGCGGGTTTTCGGTGCCCTCGGCGTTTGATACTGTCTTGTACGGTCTTTTGTGCAAGCTCGGCACTATAGCCGCTACGCCCGTTACCGTCGAGCTCACCCGTTCCGCCTCGCGTCATTTCTCTATAAATAGTGGCGAGGTGTACTCCGAGCTCGGAGGCAATGTCGGCGAGGCTTACGCCTGCTGCATAAAGAGCCTCAATGCTCTTTCTGTCCTCGTAGGTGAGGTATCGGCAAGTCATACGCGCTATACTCCTTTCTTTTCTCTGTAGGTGAGAGCAAGAAAGCGGAGGGCGCGCCCTCCGCTTTCTTATTCCCTTATGCTAAAATCTCATAACGCGCTCGAGTCGCACCTCTGCGTTGCTCTATCCTCGTTATAAGCAAAAGCCATAAAAAATAAGTGCGTTAGGTCTTAAAAAACCTTTCGCACTTATTCTAAAACTTTTTATTTGAAAAGTCAAGAGGTAAATGCGAAAAAGTGCAAAAAATTTTAATTTAGGCAGATAAAAGGCTATTTACGCACGCCTCGTAGAGGTCTGCGGAGGTAAAATAGTTAAAAATCCCTCTCGGATAATTGTTTATCCACTTTTCAAGCCTGCGTGTGTCGGCAGGCGTTACCCGCTCAAAGCTAACGCCTTTCGGGTAGTGGCGGCGTATCATTTTATTTTGATTTTCATTTGAGCCGCGCTCGTATGAGCTGTACGGGTGGCAGTAATATACCTTTGTACGGGTGCCGACGCGGCGGCAGCTCTGCTCGAGTCCCTCATAATCGGAAAACTCGGAGCCGTTGTCTATGGTGATACTTTGAAAGATTTTATAAAAGTCTGCGCCGTATGCCCGCTCGATACCGTTAAGGGCTTTTACGACGCTTGCGGCGGTGTGGTCTTTCATAATGCGGATAATCTCGTAGCGGGTATAACGCTCGGTCAATACGAGCATAGTTTTTTTAGTGCCTTTCTTGCCCTCTACGCAATCCATTTCCCAATGTCCGAAAGTGTTACGCTCCGCAATCTCTGCGGGGCGTTTTTCTATGCTCTCACCTTTGGAGGCGCGAGCCGCTCTCACTTTCTTATATTTGCGGGTGCTCTTATTTCTCTTAACAGGTAAATTGTCGTTTGTGATAGTGAGGAAAACGCCCTGCTCGATATAGCGGTACAGAGTCGGAGCCGATATGCTCGTACTAAACTCTACGCCCTGGCGTTTGATTTCGCCCAGGACGGCGCGGGGAGAGTATTTCTCTACTCTTATTTTATACTCGATATACTGCGCGTACTCGTGGTCGGAGCCGATTTTAAGCGGCGCACCTTTAGCGCGTAGGTTAGCCTGGTTTTTCTCCTCGGCAATATCGGGGCTGTATCTCTGCTCGGTGGTATAATCGGAATTAAGGTGCTCATACTGTCCGCGCTTGAGCTCTCTATAAATAGTGCTGATATGTACGCCGAGCTTTTCAGCCATTACTCGAGGGGAGGTACCTACCTTTTGCCAAGCCTCAATTTTTAATCTGTCGTTAAAGGTTAAATGTTTGTATGCCATAATAAAATCACTCCGTTTTATCATATAAAAAGACAAAGAGAGGGAGCCGTTACGCTCCCTCTCGGTTACTGCTGCAAAAATTCCTCAATAGCCCGCTTTATAATTTGGGCTTGCGGTATATCCTCGGCGGTACATTTCGCCTTGAAAGCCTCTGCCATTTCTTTAGGGACTCTAACCGCTATTACATCATAAGTCTTTTGATTGTATCTTGTTTTTACCTCGGTAGAGGTTTTCGTTTTCCGCTTGTCCGCCATAGGTCAGCCCTCCTCAAAAAATACTATTATTGTTTACATACACTCGCAGCGCGTCGGCTGTGGGGCATAGCTCTTTTGAAACATCAAAAGCAACCGAGAGTTTACCGCTTTCCGCCGATACCGTCCATTTGTCGCGGTGCTCGGTTACGGTGTACGCCTTGCCGTTTTTTTCTATAACCATATAAAACGCCTCCTATTGCAATTTTATTATATCTATGCTATAATAGGACTTACGGGAGGGGCTTTCGCCCCGTCCCTGCCTTTGAAAGCTACTTGCTTTCGGGTTTTGCCTTGCTCGGCTTTGGCTTTTCAAGTGTTATCGTAACTTTGACTCGTTGCACCGTGTCGTTACCGCTTAACGCTTTTGCCAGGTCTTGCAAGGCTTTTTCTATGCCTTGATTTTCCATAGGCTTTCTACCTCCTTTCTGTAATTATTATATCATACTGCTTGCAGTATGTCAATACTTTTCTTAAAAATTTTTTGCACTTTTTCGCGGAAAATATTTCTTTTTCGACGACAGTATGTTATAATATAGATACCACACTAATTTAATATGGTGTTTTATGCTATAAGTGCGCTGTTTTTACCTCGGTAAAAACGCGGGCTCGTTTTTGCGTCTTATAGCGTAAAACATAGAATTAGTGTGGTAGCAATTCGGAGCTTGCGTTTTTAGTGCGTGCAGCGGCGAGTTGCACGCACTTTTTTATTATGGGAGTTGTCGCTATGAAAAAATTAAAAACCTGGCAAAAAGTATTACTTATTATCTTTTACCCCGTAGGCATTGTCTATTTTATTATTTGGCTTTGCAACCGCAATAAGGCGCAGGCGGTACCGCAGGCACCCGCCGCAAAAAAGGAGCCGCACTATGATTACGATATTGTATTTGTAAACAAAGGCAGCAAAGTATATCATAACGACCAAATGTGCGCTATGAGTCGTAGTGTTGATTGCGTAGAAATGAAAGAAAAAGAGGCAATCAAAAAAGGCTTGCGACGGTGCAGTAAGTGCTACGGAAATTATAACGGATAAACAGAAAAAGGCAGAGGCTAATTAAAGCCCCTGCCTTTGCTTTTAGTCGTCCTCGTCGGTGTCCTCGCCCGTGTAGACTTTAGCTCCCGCCTCCTCAAGAGTTTTCGAGAGCTCGGCGAGGTATTCCTCTTGTGCCGCTCGGATTTCTGCTATATTGTTTTGCACCGTGTCGCGGAGTACATTTGTAGCCCGTGTGCCTGGGTGCTGTACGGCTCTGCCGTATACCGTGTTATCATAAGCAAGCATTTTCGCATTTTTAACCGCTATCGTATGAGAGTTTACGCCAAACTCCACCCAATGCGGGCTCGCGTGTGAGGGTAGCTTGCCCTTTTTTCTTACTTTCTGCCAGGAGTAAAAGCCGATTTGTAGCTGCGGCTGTCCCGTTTTATAATCTACCATAGCCCAAGAGCCTATATGGTTTTTGAAACGCTTTGAGCGGACGGGTACCGCTGCGCGCAGATATTTACGCACGACTTTTCCCGAGGCTCGGAGGGCGGTTTTGGATAGCCCTACCATTGTTTTTTTAACCTCTTTGCTCGTGTTTATAAAGGTTACATTACTCTTTGACATTGTAAAACTCCTCTCTAAATGCGAAAAGACGGCGGGCGCAGTTTCCCGCTAACCCGCCGCCCTTTCTTTATATGGATTTAAGGAGGACTATTTAAGCAGCTCGTTTACGCGCTTTTGTACGGCGGAGTAGTCGTACCCCGCTGCCGTGAGCTTTTGTTTACGAGTTGCGCCGTTGCCCCACTTTCCCGCGATAACCTCGCGCGCGAGTTCGTCAACGGACTTTTTAGCGGGTGAGTCCGCAGCTACGGCGGTACCACTCTTTGTGGTAATGTAGGTATCAAAGCCCGCCGCCTTGAGTTTCTTTGCCATAGCGTCGGCGTTAGCCTTGACGCTGTAGGCTCCTACTTGCACCTTGTAGAGGCTGCCGCTCTGCACGATATAGGTATCAAAGCCCGCTTTCTTGAGCTTTTCTGCAAGGGCGGTAGCGTTAGCTTTCTTTGTGAAAGCTCCCGTCTGCACTCTGTAAAGAGTCTTTGCAGGCTCGGCGGGTGCTGCGGGTTTTGTTTCCTCGGCGGGTTTCATAGCCGCCGCAACAGCCTTTCTAAAGCCGTCCATAGTGTAGCCCATTTTTAAGCCGTTCCACAAGTGCTCGGGGTCGCCGTGGTTGGAGGCGATACCGCGAGCGTGTCCCTCTCGGTGGCTGATAATTACGCCGTCTGCGAGGGGGTCGAGGTTGTACTGTTTACAAAGGAAAGCGAACAGCTCCACGGCTGCCTCATAGGTGCGCTTAACTACCGCCTTTGCGGTAGCAGTATCGGAGCAAGTGAAATTTGAGCCGCTCGTATACTTGATACACGCAGGCTCGCACATCTCAACGCCGATATGCGTATTATTAGAGGCTCCGCCACCGTGCCACCCTCTGTGGCTCCACGGCAAGCATTGATAAATAACGCCCGTATTTCCGTCGATAAAGGCGTGTACGCACGCTCTGTCGTATGTACTCTTATTCCAATTATTGACGAAAACGAGCGCGGACGGCTGCGGGCAGCCTACGCTATGGAGCATAAGCCCCTTTACGGCGATAGTTTTACCCGCTTTGTAGCAAGGGTTATTTGTTAAAATGGTTTCTTTAATCTGCATACTTATTCCTCCGTATACTCAATGTCGTTTGCTTTCAGCTCCGCTAAATACTTGTCCGCCTGGATAGCCTCGGGGGTAAAGCTGTTATTTTTCCACCAAGCCCACAAAGTAGCCGCCACGGTAGCAGCTGCAGAGAGCCAGGCGTAGAGCTCGTCCTCTGCAAAGGGCAAAGGGTTTTTGCCGCTCATTGTCAAAATGGTATTTACCAAAGTAACAAAAAGCACAATAGCTCTAATAATGGTTTCTGTAGGGATTTTCTTACTCATTGCTCGCGCCTCCTTTCTTTGCTTTTTCTCTCGGCGGGTGCTCGGGGAGCTCCATTGTTTGCTCGTATAGTCCCGTCGCAACATCATTTCCGCCTAAAGTGTGGTAACTATGATAAGCCTGCTTTAACGCCTCTTTAGCGTAAATAGGGCAATAGCCCCGCTCGTCCCATTTCTCATATTGTCCGATAATCTCGGCTCGGAGGAGGCATTGCAAGCCCTCTCCGAGTGCGTCTTGTTTCTTTTTACCGAGCTTAATACGCCCGATAATGACTCCTAAAGCTGAAACAGCCCCGCCACACAAAAACGGTATGAGCCATTTAATAAAGGTTTCAAAATACATAGCTTTTTCTCCTTAATTACATTCTCTGTCGATTAGCTCGAGCTCCGCTGCGGCGGTGTCCCGCTTTTTCTGTAACTCCTCGTCGGTGCTTAAAACGATATTAGCCTGCTCAAGAGCTGCCGCCTGCTCCTTGATAATATCCGCCTGCAAGTGAGCAATAGCGCAGAGCCTCTCTACAAGCTCAAATAGGCTCATTATCGGAGCCCTCCTCGCTGTCGGGAGGTGTCGGGAAAGTTACATTAAACGGAAAGCCCGCTTGTGTAGGTAAGTCCCTCAATGCCTGGCGGTATACAGCCCAGGCTCCCGTAAAGATTTTCGAGAGCGAGGCAATAAATTTCGTAGCCGTTGAGGTGTCAAGCCCCAGGCGGTCAAGCGACATTTGCGCGTCGCTGTTATCAAGCAGCTTATTACGGATTTTGCGGACGAGTGCCGCTGCCTCCTCCTCGTTTTTCTCCTCGCAGGCTGCGGCGTATGCCGCCTTTAAGGTTTCCTCGAGTTCTGCTTTTGTGGCTGCTGCCATTGCCTCAACCTGGGCGAGGCGTTTGTGGTAATTGTTTTTCACGATAAGAGCCCTCCAATTCTTTATAGAAATTTATCATTTTCCGCCGCTCGTGGTAGGTATCTCCTCGGGCAGCGTTTGCAAGCCAAGAAACGAGGGACTCGTGAGCCGTCCCTGGCGCATAGTCGCCGCTCTGCTCTTTAGCGTATAGCTTTTTGTGCTTGCGGCGTTGCTTGCCTTGTTTCTTTTTACCCATTTTGCGTATAATCGCTCC